CACAAGTCGGTGCTATTAAAAATGCACCAAGCAGGACTTTTGGACAAAATATAACAGATACACTTGTTGGTGGGATTACAGGAAAGCCATTGCAGACCGTTACTGGTGTTTATGGCCTTGTTGGTGGATTGTTTGGTCAGCCATCTCGTGCTATCCCGAAACAGCAGTTTGAGCTGCCTATCAATGATATTGTAAACAAAATAGAAATGCCATCAGGCGGTATATTTAGCCCGACCATACCTAGAAGTGCAATGATACCGCCTGAGTTTAATGTTGGTTTAGACTCTTATGTTCAGGATTTTGTCAATAATATTCAAATACCAACCGACTCTGGCTTGCAAATGCCACAAGAGGAACAAGCACCGCAGGCACAAGCACCGCAACTAGCACCACCGCCAGTCGCACCCAAGATTACCCCGACCAAGATGCCGATGCCTAGCGACCTGGATTACATTATGGGTCAGCTCGACCCTAGTGGTATGAGTGCATACCAAAGCCGAGCAATGCCGACCTATCAGAATCCGATGACTTCCAACAGGGGCTACTTTGACATGAATAAAGCCGGTACTGTCGGGGGCAAATACATTGAGGGCGCAGGTTGGATGACTGATGCTGCAAAGGCCTTTGGTCTGAAGCCTGAAGATTTAGAGTTTCAAGCCATGATGAACCAACGCATTGCAGGGATGTATGCCTAAGACGCAGACCAAACGCGGAATGTCACCAAGAGAGCTTGATGCTCTCAGGAAGCAGTTTATTGCCGAACAGAAGCAGATAGACTCCGCATCCAAGTGGCAACTTGCCAATGACATTGCTTCTGGCATCAACGACATTGTGGGTCGTGGTGTCATAGCCCCTATTCTTGGTATGCCTGGTGACATCAATCAGGCCATTTATGACGCAGGTGCTTGGGTCAACAACAAGATTAAGGATGTTGAGGTTGCGACTGGCATGGTCAAACAGCCTAAATATGTGCAGCCTTCCCAGGGCAATGCTTACTTAGGCTCTGAGGACATCGGAAACAGGATGCAACAGGCAGGTCTTGTATCGTCTGAGCGCAGACCAATGACCGAGTTAGCTGCAAGTTTTGTCAGCCCTAGTGCTGTTGCAAAGACCGCTATCAACGCACCTAAGACCGCCATGAATATGCTACGGATGGCTGAGAACCTAGAAGCCCCTTCCCGTGGTGTGCGTAATGCACAAGGTATGTATATCCCCCGTGGTCAGATGGGCGCGATTGATGTGTATCATGGAAGCCCTAATGAGTTTGACCAGTTTAGAGCTATGGACAAAATAGGAAGCGGTCAAGGTGGGCAGTCTTTTGGTGTTGGCGGTTATCATGCTTCGAATAAAGGCGTAGCTTCTGAGCCACAATATACAGGCCAAAGCGGATATGTTTACAAAAACCAACTTCGTTGGCCTGATGCTGCTCGTGAGGCTAAAGACCCATTAGATACAAAGCATTTTATAGATTGGGATAAGCCATTTGATGAGCAATCAGACTATGTTAAGTCTGTTATTTCAAACTTAAATGAAGATGAATGGTATCGTGTTCTTGAAAATTTAGGCGAAGATGGCGACTGGAGTACGGGTCGAAATATCTATGACATGGCAAGACTTCAGTTTGACACTAAAGCAGAAGCAAGCAAAAAACTTTATGAGGCAGGAATTGCAGGAAATGTATTCAACGATGCGGATACCATTAATCGGTTAGGAACGAACACCCCGAATTATGTAACCTTTAGCGATGAGCTTGTAGATGTCGTTGAACGAAACGGTAAGCCAATTAGAAAGGCAGAAGCACCGCAGGCTAAAGCATTGCGCGAGGCTCAGATTAACGCTGCTAAACCAGTAAGTGAGGGCGGTCTTGGCCTGCGACCTGACAACACCCCTGAAGAACGGGCTATGGCGATGGGGTTTGATGTTAATAATCAACTATACCACGGCACACGAAGTAATGTTTCAGAGTTTGTTTCAGGGGATGGCGCACATGGGCGCGGTGTTTATATGACGGGCATCCCTGAAAGGACAAAGCAGTATTGGGGTGGTTTTGGTGATTATAGTGGTGGAAATATCATGCCTTTATACACTAGCGCACAAAATCCAGGTCAGCTTGAAAATGTATTTAGAGTATCGCCTAGCGATATTGAAAGCCAAGATAGGTATGTGGCCTTACAGCAGCGCATGATTCGTGACGGCTATGACTCCGCAATCCGTGATTTAGGCGACCAAAACTGGGAAACCCTTGTATTTGACCCCCGAAACATCCGTTCCCGATTCGCTGCTTTTGACCCTATGCGCCGTGATTCTAGCGACATAATGGCAGGTATTGCCCTGCCCGTAGTAGCTGCCCCCGTTGTTTCCGAATCTGATAAAAAGAAACGGAAAGACAAAAAGAAATAACACACAAAGGTGATTTATGAACGAAAAGATGATGCAAATGATTGAGATGATGCTGACCAAGCACAAGGCCATGAAGCACGGTGGCAAGCCTGGTAAATACGGCAAGGAAGCCGAGGATATGGAAGAAGGCGACATGGAAGAAGGCTACGAGGAAGAGGGCTACGGCGAGGAAGGCGAGGATGAAACCGAGGTTACCATCAAGTTTTGTGGCAAGGATGCCATGAAGAAAGCCCATGACCTGCTGATGGCAAGCTATAAGAAGTAATGTGCTAAATACTGCATATATTGACTATCAGTAATATGTAGGGCAAAACACAAACACCTACCAATGGGTTTCATTGGGCGAAAATCTTAGGAATTCCTATGCAAATTGAAAATGACTCCGTGTTAGATAACACCGCATTATCCGAAGCTGACGCACAAGCTGAAGCAGAACAGGCAGAATCGGAAACTGTCGAAGCTGAAGATGACTCTGACTCCGATGAGGGCGAGGATGCCCCCAAAAAGAGTAAGAAGATTCAGAAGCGCATTGATGAAATCACTAAAGCAAGGCGAGAAGCAGAACGAGAACGCGACTTTTGGCGACTCCAGGCTGAACAACGGGCTGCGGCAGAAACCCAACAATCTGTTGGACAGAAGCCAACCCTTGAGCAGTTTGACTACGACCAAGAGCAGTATCTTGAAGCCCTGGCTGACTATAAGCTGCAAAGCAAACTGGCAGAAAAAGAAGCCCAGTCACGCACACAGCAAGTAAATCAGCACGAGTTTCAAGAGGTTCAGCAGTTTAAGCAGCGCGAGTATGAGGTTATGTCGGAGTTTCCCGACTATCAGCAGAAAGTGTATGCAAATGATGTCCCTATCACCGATACGATGGCAAAAGCCATTCGCGTAGATGAAAACGGTGCAAGGGTCGCATACTTCTTAGCCACCTATAAGGACATTGCTTATCGTGTTGCCAACCTTTCCCCAAGAGAACAATTCCTGGCGATTGGCGACATTAGTGAGAAAATCAACCAGGCAACAAGTGCATCTGCTGCCGGTAAAGTATCAAATGCCCCTAATCCTGTTCCATCTGTTTCATCCCGTGGTGCAACTTCTAAGTCACCCGACAAGATGTCAATGGATGAGTGGATGAAGTGGCGAAGCAAACAACTATCTAAACGCTAATCAACTTCAATTTTCAAAGGAATAAGTAATGAGCAATACCATTCTCACCCCTGATATGATTACTAAGGAAGCCCTGCGCATCCTTCACCAAAAGGCCAACTTCATCGGCTCGATGAACCGTGCCTATGACGACTCGTTTGCCCAATCCGGTGCTAAAATCGGTGACAGCCTGCGTATCCGTCTGCCGAACCGTTATGTTGTCCGTACCGGCGCGACCCTTTCTGCTCAAGACACCACCGAGCAGCAAACCACCCTGCAAGTTAGCACCCAAAAAGGTGTTGACCTGAACTTCACTTCCAACGAACTGACCCTGTCCCTTGACGATTTCAGCAAGCGCATCCTCGAACCGGCTATGGCTCAATTGGCTGCTTCGGTTGAATCCGATGCTTTCAGCATGGCTCTTGATGTGCCTAACGCTGTGGGTGCTGCCGGTTCTGCTACCACCTTCAAGAATGTCCTGGAAGCCCGTAAGAAGCTCTCCGACAACCTTGCCCCGACTGGTGAGCGCAACCTGATTCTGAACACCCAAGACAACGTTGACCTGGTTGACTCGCTGAAAGGTCTGTTCCAAGACAGCACCGAAATCAGCAAGCAATACCGTGAAGGTATGGTTGGTAAGACTGCCGGTTTCGCAGGCATCTACGAAAACACCCTGATTCCGAACTTCACCAATGGCGCAGGTAGTGGTTACCTGGTCAACGGTGCTGCTCAATCGGGTTCTTCGCTGATTGTTGATACTGGTACTGGTGCTTTGCCGAAAGGTGCGATTTTCACCATCGCCAATGTGTTCGCCGTGCATCCTGAATCCCGTCTGTCGACCGGTGTCCTGCAACAATTCGTTGTGACTTCGGCCTATACCGGCGGCGCAGGTACTGTGTCCATCTATCCGGCTATCGTGGCTTCGGGTGCGCTGCAAACCGTCAACGCTGTTCCGGCTGACAATGCTGCCATCACGGTCTACAACACCGCTTCGGATGTCACCACGACTTCGTTGGCCTTCCACAAAGATGCCTTCACCTTCGCTACCGCCGACCTGGTCATGCCGAAAGGTGTGGACTTCGCTGCCCGTGAAGTGTATGACGGTATCAGCATCCGTGTGGTTCGCCAGTACGATGTCAACTCAGACAGTTTTCCGTGCCGCCTGGATATTTTGTATGGCTACAAGGCAATCCGTCCGCAACTGGCCTGCCGTATCCAGTCCAACTAAGGGTTGTTTTACATACCTTTGTAGTACTAAGATGGGGGGTAGAAATACCCCCCATTTTTTAAGGGAAGATTATGGTAACCGTAGGTGATTTAATTAAGGCTTCGTTCTATCGAGCCGGTATCCGCGACAACAGCCAAGAGATTGAGGGCG